AGGGAAGATCCTTACATTTGGTAGCCCCTTGGGGGCAACACTTGTACTGCGATATTCTTGTCAGGCACTAGCCGAACAATATCATGGTTATCCGAGTTGCGTCTACGTGAGTTTACGTTTAGGATAAGCCTGTTGTTATCATAGTGCAGGAAGACGCGTGGTGCGGCCATGGTTCCTATTATAGGAACTAATAGCTTCACATTTTCACCGTCCTCCAAAGCGCTGCAATCTTCACCGAATGAGTGTTGAACAACGGTCTCGGAGTCTACCTCGTAGACTCCACCGACCCCATCCAACAGTACTAGGGGCCCTGGCTGCCACGATGGCGAGCTAGGAATCTCGATTACTGTTTCGGAAACATATCTCTGAGATACTTTCTCCAGAATAGCGGATCGTTTCGCCCATGAGAGAGTCTTGAACCCTCTAGAAGGCTTACGCGTAGCGTCCCAGACGCTTTCGTAGGCACTGGATGCTCTTATTTGTCCCATTATGGGCTCCAAGGGCACCCACCCTTCTAACTTGGCGGCTTTAAGCCGATCCCTATAACGAGCATGGCTCGGTACGGGTAGTTCAAGTTGCTCGATATGAACAGTTGGGAGGTATTCAGAGATTATCTCCAGGAGATCGTCTCTGGGTTCTTCCATGAAACCTCTTTTCGTTATTTCAGACGTGCTCCAAGCGCCAAGCGCTCTGCACGCTGTCATATCCCCCCTCTCCCGAGCAGTTATCAGCTTCTGATGCCACTCTGGAAGAAGTGGGAAGAGGATGTTGGCTTTCACGCCCGGTAGGCCAAGCCCGCCCCACTCGCGCGGAAGGAAGATCTCGGACCTTCTTTCCAGATAGAGATGCATGTTCCTGAGGAACAAAGCAATCATCGATCTTGCGAGCGGGCGCAGGCCTGCAGTAACCCATACAGATTCGCGCGCAAATTGCGCGGCTTTTCCGTATGCCGGGTTGGTTTCCTCGTCACCGCTGACCATCTTGCTCTCTGGCGAGAGCAACCGCGGTTTAGGTATACTGATTTACGACCTAGTACATCTGCAAATCACAAGGAGTTGCTGACAGTACACGGCGTGGTAGCGGAAGATACCCCACTTGGCTTCGCTAGGCACCATAGTGGTGACCTTTGAGGCCTCTGCGTATCGAATGAGATCGTCTGAGTTGTTAGACCCATCGATCTGGTCGTCGCCTGCCGTTGCGAAGATTGGCGAGACTTGACCCCGCGCGTGACAATTTGCCACAAGCGCGAGGAAGGTCAGCACAATCTTCGTCCCCGG